CAACCCCGGCACGCCGGCGCAGGTGCTGACCAGTGTCCGCATCGCAGCGACGCCCGCGTAGGCCCGCCGCCATGCCCGATTTCATCCCGGCGAAGCCCGCCGCCACCGGCGGCCCCGCGTCCCCGGCTGACCCGTCCGTCGTGCCGCTCACCGATGTCGAGCGGGCGCGGATGGCCGAGCTGCGGGCGATGCCTCCGCCGCTCAGCCCGGAGAACACCATCGAGCTTGACAAGCTGGTGGAACGCGAGGCGGCCCCGCCACCGCCCGACCCGAAGAAGGTCGAGGCGTATCTGGCGGAGACCTGGGCTCATCTCGTCGGCCTCGTCGAGCAGGTCGTCGGCACGCTGCCGCAACTGCACGGCCTCGCCGGCCGGGCCGCGGCGATGCGCGCCGCCTTCGACGCGGCGCTGTTCCACGCCGGCCCGCCGCCCGAGGCCCCGCCGCCGTCCTACGAGGCGCTCCCCTTCGGGGCGACGAGGCAGGAAATCGAAGACCGCGTGAAGATGCTCGAAGCCCTGCCCAGGCTCTCGGACGAGCAGACGGTGGAACTGGCCCGGCTGAAAAGCACGCTGTAATCCATGTCGGACAGCGGCGAGTTTGTCCTTGGGGCGGAATCAGCCGCCGGCCCCGAGCCCGAGGAGGACGAGGTTGCATCCTCTCCGGTGGACCGTGACCGCGACCTCCTCGGCGGCTCGCGCTCGAAGATCCGCGAGAAGCTCGGCAAGGTGTTCGACGACAACGCGCGGGGCTTCGAGGACCAGTCCCCCCGCGCCGACGACCAGGCGCGGTACTGGGAGGCCTACAACTGCGAACTGAACGAGTGCCAGTATTACAACGGCATCGCGCAGATCTACATCCCGGCGGTGCGCGACGCGATAAACGCCATCGTCACCCGCCTCGGCAACCAGATGTTCCCGCAGGGCGGTCGGGCAATCGAGGAGGTGTCGGCGGACGGCACGCAGGCCTCGGGCCTCATCGGGCTTCTGGAGCACTATCTGCGCGAGGCCGAGTTCGAGATCAACGTCGTCAGGCCGCTCCTGCGCCACCTCTACATAGAAGGGCACGGCAACGTCTACGTCGACTGGGCCGAGATCGAGCGACAGATTGTTTCCCGTGAAACGCACGGCCCCCGGATCGAGATGGGCGGCCAGGAGGTCGAGGCGCCGGGCGAGGAAATCGACGACATCAAGGAGGAAACAATCGTCGAGGGGCGCCCGGTTTTCGAGGTGCTGCACGATTGCGACGTTCTGGTGCTGCCGCAATCGGCCGACACGATCGAGGAGGCGCTGGCAAAGGGCGGCTCGGCGACGGTCGTGCGGCGCTGGACCAAAGACAAGATCGAACAGATGGCCGAGCAGGGCCAGATCACGAAGCGCGCCGCCCGCGACCTGAAGGACGCGATGGCGAAGATGTCGCGCGGCGAGGCGAACCAGGAAAAGAAGCTCCTCGAACACGTCGGCATCCGGGCCGGGGGCAAGGAGGCGACGGTCTGGGAAACCTGGACGATGCTGCGGCTTGACGACAAGGGGGGGTACAGCGAGGACGGGCGGCCGCGCCTCTGCCGCGTCTTCTTCGGCCCCGAGCGCGAGCCCCTGGGGTGCAAGCGCAACCCGAACTGGAACGACCGGGTGCCGCTGTGGTCAAAGCCGGCGGAAAAAGTCGCGGGAGTTTTCAAGGGCGGCAGCCCGGCGGCGCGGGTGATGTCGATCCAGTACGAGATCAACGACGCGGTGAACGAGGGGGCGGACGCCGCGGTCCTCTCGGCCGGCCCGATCATCCGCCAGTCGCCCGAGGCCAGCGGCCCGCTTGTCCTCGCCATCGGCGCGATCTGGAAGGGGAAGGCGGGCGAACTCGAAATGATGCAGTTCCCCGATCTGACGCCGCGCGCCGTGACGCGGGTGCAGATGGGGCTGCAGATGATTTTCCAGTCGTTGGGGGTCAACCCGTCGATGCTGCCGCAGCAGACCCGCGCCGGCAAGCCCAATCAGGCGCAGGTCGCGCAGGAGCAGGCCATCGACCTCCTGACGACGGCCGAGGGGGTCAAGATCGCGAGCGACGCCGGCACCTGGGCCTTGGGTTGGATGGTGGACCTCGACTACCAGTACCGCGACACCGAGATCACGGTGCGTCAGTTCGGCGAGATGGGCCGGCAGGCCGAGTTGGAACAGGTCGCGCCCCTGCAGAACCGCGCCGGCTTCTCGTTCCTGTGGCGCGGAGCCGAGCAGGTCAAGCTGATGGCGATGATGCAGCAGCAGGGCACCGCGCTCCTCAACGTCGCGCGCACGATGCGCCAGGAACTGATGGCCGAGGGGATGCAACTGCGCCTCGCGCCGGCCTTCGAGTCGGCGTTCCAGGCGGTCTTCGGCGCGTTCCTCGGATCGAAGATCCTGATCGACCAGCGCCACCAGTTGACGGTGCCGCAGGCCGAGGAGAACGAATGGCTCGGCCAGGGCTTCGAGGTGCCGGTGCATCCGCTCGACCAGGACATCGAGCATCTGCGCGAACTCCTGCCGTGGATACAGCAGACGGGCGACCCGCACGGTACCGGCAAGGTTCACGCCCAGGCGCACATGACCTCGATGCAGATGAAAAACATGGCCTCGATGCAGCGCCAACAGGCCGCGCACGGCGGGGGTCCGCAACAGGGCGGCGGCGGGCCGGGCCAGCCGCAGCCGGGGGCGACGCCGGGCCAGCCGCACGCGGTGAAGCGCCCGCCGGGAGCGCTGCACCCCGACCAGGCCTCGGGCGGCGGCATCGTACAGATGCCGAGGAGGAACTGATGGCGGACATCGTTCTGGATAGCGAAGAAATCCGCCGGCTTCGTGATGCGGGGTGGTCGAACTCGATGCTTGCCGCACGGTTTGACGTTCCGGTTCGCAGCATCACTCAATCGCTCAGGTCGGATCGCAGATGGTATAGCGACCCCACGCTGGAAGATCGGTGGAAAGCCAGACTCCCAGCTATGAAGGCGGCGCTTCGAGACAGCATCTTGAGCAAGAGTGCTTGACTTCGCACAAGATGTAGCGGCATAGGCAAGGTTCGAGCGGGCGATCGCAGTCCGCACCGGGCGGGGGAACGCACCCCGAGGAGAGAGAATGGCACGCACACGCGGCGCTGAAGCCGACGTTATTGAGCCTGTCGAGGAGGAGATTGTCCTTGGCCCGGATGAAGAAGAAGACCTCGCCGAAGCCGACGCCCCTGAAGATGAAGGGGATGATGCCGGTGGGGATGCCGATGAACAGGAAGGGGAAGGCGAAGAAGCCGAAGATGTAACAGCGGAGCCTCCCGCACCCAGGCGCGGTGGCGGATCGCAGACGATCCGCGAGCAGCGGCGACGGGCGCAGGAGGCGGAGCAGAGGGCCGCTCAGCTTGAGCGGGAGTTGGCCGAGGCGCGCGGGTTCCAGCAGGGAATGCAGGCGCGACAGGTTGACCCGCAGGCGGCGGCGAGGGCGGAGCAGGAGTTTTATGCGTCGCTGGAGCTGATGGCTCCGGCGCAGGCATATCAGGCGCTGATGCAGCGCGGGCAGCAGCAGATCGGGAATGTCGTTCAGAATCTTCAGTTTCAGACGAACGAGAGACTAGACAAACAGGCTTATGACGCAGCGGCACGCACATCGAGGGTTCACCAGCAGTATCGCTCGCAGGTCGAGTCGACGCTGGCCGCCGAGCGTGCGCAGGGCCGCAACCCCGACCGCGAAGTCATCCTCAAATATCTCGTGGGCAACGACGTGCTCGAACGCGCCAACCGCGCGGCTCCGGCGCAGCGCAACGGCGCGGCCCGCCGTGTCGCGGCGCAGCGCACGCAGCCGACCGGCGCTCGCGGCGACGTTGCGGCGCGCGGCCGCGGCGCACGCCTCGTTGCCGGCACACCCGAGCATGACGACTGGCTGGTCGCCGAGGGCATCCGATCAGGGCACAACGTATTCGAGTGAGCGGAGGCCCCGCCTCTGCTTTAGCGGAGGCATGAACCGATGGCCGTTACCGTAAACACCAGTTCCCAGTACGCCGGCGCAACGACCCGAATCATCGCCCGGAAGGCGCTGGAGGAAACCCAGCGCTACCTCGTCCTCTACCAGTTCGCCGACAAGGAAACCCTCGATCACGGGCACGGCGTCACGTGGTCGGCGATCCGCTGGTCCCGCCTGCCGCTGCCGCAATACCCGGTGGCCGAGGGGGTGGCGCCGGTCGCCAACCAGCTTTCGTTTACGCAGGTCATGGGCTCGGCGGTCCAGTGGGCCGGGCGCCTCGTCTTTACCGACGTTTCGATCATCACGACCCAGCAGAACCTCATCACCGAGGGGTCGCGGATGCTGGGGATGCAGTTGGGCGAGATGAAAGAGCGCAACGCGATGGTCGCGCTGATGTCGGGCTCCCAGGTCAACTACGCCAACTCGGTCGGCTCGCGCGCCTCGCTCGCGGCCGGCGACAACCTCAACCCGACCGATGTCACCCGCACTTTCGCCAACATGGTCAACCTCGGCGTCCATATGTGGAACGGGCAGACCGGCGAGGACGTGCAGCGCCCGATCGACTACACCGCGCGGGCGAGCGAGAAGACGATCAAGGGGGTCGAGCACCTCGTCGCGGTCAGCAACACCTTACCGCTGGACGACCTCGCGAACAACCCGACCGTCGTCGCCGCGTGGCAGCGCTCGGACATCAACCGGCTCTACATCAACGAGATGGGGTACTGGAAGGGGATCACCTTCTGCCGCTCCAACATGATCCCGACCTTTACCGGATTCGCCCAGGTCAACGGGACGCCGGGCACCGGGTCTCTCACCACCGCGACCTATACGATCCAGGTCACCGGCTGGGACATCCAGAATTTCTACGAGAGCCGCATCTACCAGCTCTCGGCGGACATCGCGGTCGTCGCGGGCGGAATCAACGTCACGGTGCCCTCGACCCCGGGCTTCACTTACGCGGTCTATGTCGGCGTCGGCTCGGGCGCGGCCCCGGCCAACCTCGGCCTGACGACCTCGGGGCCGACCACCGGGCCGTTCGCGGGCCAGGCCATCGGCATCGCGCCGGGCACCGCCGTCGTCATCACGGGCCTCGGCTCGATGGCGATCCCGCCGGCCGCCCCGACCACCGGCATCACGGTCTACCCGACATTCGTCTTCGGCAAAAATTCGTTTGCGTGCCTGAAGCTCGAAGGGGTTTCGTGGAACCGTCTGATGGAAGCCGACAAGTCGGACCCGCACAATCAACTCCGCTCGATCGGCTGGAAGGTCTTCGAGGGGTGGGTCATCAAGGACCAGCGCTATCTCGCGCGGATCGAAACGACCGCCTCAAACACCGGAACTTGGACATAGGAGGTCAACATGGCCGCAGGTAACGTAATCGTCATGCTGGAACTCCGCATTGCGCAGGTGCAAGGCGGGACGACGGCGGTGCAGGTTCAGCAGAATATGTCGAACAACCCCGGGCAGGGGCAGTCGCAGGTGTCGATCATGATGCCGATCGACCAGTTCATGTACTTTCAGGACGCGGAGGCGGTGCCGGGAACGGCGGGCGCGATCACGCTGGCGAACATCAACACGGCGCTGACCGCCGCGGTCGCGACGCTGGCCGGGGCGAGCGGCACGCCGCTGATTACCCCGACGCTGCTGGCGCAGATCAACGCCTGGAACACCGGGAGCCCATAAGTGGCGACGATCACCATAGGGACGACGGCCCAGACGACGCTGACCGGAGCCGTCTGGCACAGCAACATGGCGCAGGCCGATGTCCGCGCGATCAACACGGCGATCCTCAACGACCTGAACCTCCGGCATCCGCAGGCGCAGATCGACGGCGGAGGCGGCTTCGTGCGCGAGGGCCTCCTCTACGTGCCGAACCGGGGGCCGCTCCAGCTATACGACGGCGACATCGTGGCGGTCGATGCGAGGGGCGGAGTGATCCTCGTCACCAAATACTCCGCCGCCGGCGCCAACTGGGTTCACACGTAGGGAGTTTTCATGGCCTGGACACAGGAAATGCGGGACAAGGCAAGGGAAACCCGCGAGCGCAAGCTGCGCGAGGCCGCCGAGGCGAAGGCGGTAAGGGCCGCCGCTCCCGAGGAGCCGGCGCCGGAAGTCATGCCCGCGCTGGGCGACGCGCCGCAGGTGGTCGAGATCGAGGACGAGGTTGCCGTCAGCGAGCCGCCGGCCGTGGAGATGCCGAGCCCGTTCGAGCGTTTCCTCGCCGAGATCGACGACGAGACGCGCGAGCTGCTGACCGAGGAAGACGGCAGCATCCCACAACTCGAAGCGATCTGGGCGGCACGCGTCAAGGCCGCCAAGGAGGCAAGACGCGAGGTCGCGAAGAAGCAGGCGACCGCCCGGGCCGACCGCATGGCGAAGACCGACGCCGGCCTCGTCTCGCCGGAGGACGCGGCCTCGGCCGCGCTGCAGCGGATGCTGGCCCGCAAGGTGACCTGGAAAGTCGAGATGATGCGCGACTCGAAGGGCAACCTCCTCGACGAGGGCTACCGCATCGACGGGGAGTTGCTCTATCATGGGCAGATGGTGACCAGAACCTACGGCCAGTGGCTCAGCTACCGCGAACAGTGGTGGCGGGCCAAGCAACACGAACTGGATTTCCAGGGCAGGGGTCAGGTGGACGAACTGCGCCGCGTCTCGACCGGCGCCCTCGACGTGAAATTCAACCTCAACGGAGCGCGCGCATGAGGGAGGGCGACGTTCGATACCACGACGACACTCCCCTTGAGTTAGTTGATGGCGAATGGCGACGCTTGCCCGCCGGCTGGTATGTCGAGGTTTTCCGCAACGGCGAATGGCATCGCGAACTCGGCCCCTTTTGGGATTCGCTCATCGGGGTTCCGGATAGCGCGGTTGCTGCCGCCAAAAAAGCAGGATTGATATGACGGACAAGGCAATCGAGGTGCGGGCGACCGAGGTGCCCGGGATGCAGATCGAGTTTCAGGGGCCGATCGGGCCGGATGGCCTGGGCGTCGGCTTCAGGATCGCGGTCGATGCGACCATTTCCCTCGAAGACCTCAACATCCAGCTTGACATCGTGGCCAAAGCGACCCGCCGTCAGCGGGCGATGGAGCAGTTGCCGCTCGAAAAGCAGCGCCTCTCCGCAAACCTCAAGCTGCTGAAGACCGCCGAGCAGGACCGTGCCCGGCACAAGGCGCAGATGTCCGGACGCGTCATCCAGCGCCGCGGCGGCGCGGTCGAGATGCCGCAGGACGTGAACGCCCTGGCGCAGTTCGACCAGCGCGTCATGGAGATCAACGGCCAGATCGAGGGAGCGCGGGCCGCGATCCCCTACCTCGCAGCGGTCATCGCCGGAGAGGAGCCGCCTGAACTCTATCCGGAAGTGTCCGACGACATTGCGGACAGGCTGGAGGCGGCGGAATGACCGATAAATCCGACATCGTCCCAGACGAGCCGCTGTCTTTCCGTGCTAACTTGGGCCATAAGGCAAACCTGAATGTGTTGGCTTCGGTTTATCGGGACTGGGGAAAACCGATTGGTCTAGACAATCTCGAAACGGTCAAAGTCGGGATCCCCTGGTGCCTGTCGGGAGTTATTTTGGATCAGGCCGACAAGTCGGACCCGATGAACCAACTGCATGTCTACAGTCTGAAGATAGGCGAGACGCTGGCCTACAAGTTGAATTTTACGAATGCTGTCGTGTCTCTTGCCGGAGAGCGGGAGTTTCGCAGAATGGCGCTGATGGCGGCTTTTATGCTCGGCGTCGAGCACGCGGCGGAAATCCGCGACGCCATCGCGGCGGAACGGGCGAAAGTGACGGAATAGTGTGCTCACCGCGGGCCAAATCATCACGCGGGCGAACCAGATCGCCAAGGCTTCCGGCATGGCGAGCCAGGGCCTCGACGGGCTCAACATCGTCCTCGGCGGGATCTGCCAGAACGAGGACTTCGCCCTGGCGCGCGGCCTCTTTCAGTTCAATTTCAACCCGGCGCTGATAACCCTCTTTGGCAGCGGCCCCTATCCGCTGCCGCTCGACTACCTGCGCACCTCGGGCTCCTCGGGCGCGGAGGGCGTCACGAAGTCGGCGTGGTTCCTGTACCCGGCGCCGACCTTTCCAAGCGGCCAGCCGATGCCGCTCGTTCCCATCGACCTCGGCGAGTTCGACGAGTACCCCAAGCTCGACGCGCAGGGGCTGCCCAGCGTCATCGCGACCGACATGGGCGGCCCGCTGACGCAGCGCATCATTCTCGCGACGACGGCGAGCCTCACCGCCGGCAACACCGCCGGCACGGTCGGCGTCAGCAGCGGCCTCTATAACGGGCTCTCGATGGCGGGCGAGGGGGTGCAGCCGGGGACGACGATCACGGTCTCGGGCTCGAACATCACGCTGAGCCTGCCGGCGACGGGGACCAACACAACGGCCAGCGTCTTCTTCGGGATCGCTCCGGTGGCCTATGTCTACCCCGCCCCGGTCGGGCCGTACCCGGTCTCGATCCGCTATCAGCGCATGATGCCCGACATCTTCGATCTCACGCGCTATCCCTGGTTTCCCGACGAGGACTACCTCATCGAGAAGTTAGCGGCGTTGATGATGCCGATCACCGGCGACACGCGCAGGGCGGAGTTTGACGCGAGCGCCGAGCATACGCTGGGCAAATACAAGAGCATGGTGGACGACACGCGGAACCGGGCGCAGACGGTGCAGATGGACGCGCGGCGCTACGGCAACGGCTCGGGACGGGCGCTGCGCATAACAAAGCAGGCCGGTTGGTGATCGGTGCCGATCCGCAATTCCGCCACGACGAAATGGGTGCCGCGCGGGCTCACTGACGCAAGCGACGGCACCAACTCGTTCCCGGGCGCGCAGCAGCAGCTCGTCAACCTGATCCCCGACCCCTCGACCGCCGGCATCTACGTCCCGCGCCCGGCCGCCCAGATCGAGACCAGCTTCACCGGCGTCAACGCCCCGACCGGGCCGGGCGACGTGCAGGCGATGCTGACGGTCGGCGACCTCGAATACGGCATGATCGCCTCGACCCGCTTTGCCGGGAAGGACGAGCCCTACTGCTATGATTTGGCGAACGGCGTCTTCCTGCCGGTCGCCGGGGTCACCAACGCCAACACGCCGACGACGCAGCCGAGTTCGGGCGACTGGGTGCCGCCGATCATGGCGCAGGTCTCGCCGCGCGTCATCGTTACGCATCCGGGCTTTCCCGGCGGCGCGATCAAGTTCGGCTGGTTCGACGTTTCGGGGTTCAGCGAGGTCACGCTCGGCAACACCCACACCTCGACCCTGATCGACGGCAATCCCTCGGTCCTCGGCGTGCAGGTGGGCATGTCGATCACGGGGGCGAATATCCCGGCCAACACCAGCGTCGCCGCCACCACCGAGTTCGTGCTGACGACGACAGCACTCCTCAGCCTCAACACGCTGACCCATTTCGGGTCGTCCCTCGGCATCGCGGTCGGGCAGGACGTGGCGGGGCTCGACATCCCGTTCGGCACGATCGTCTCCTCGATCACGACGGCGGCGGGCGTATGGACCGGCAGCACGCACTCCAACACGACCGTCGATAATCTCGTCTACGCCAGCGGCAACGCCGACTTTCCGATCATCGGCGACCCGATCTCGGGCGGCAGCATCCCGGCGAATACCGAGGTCGCCGCCGTCGTGGCGATCTCTTTTCAGGTGCTCGCGAACCTCAACGGGACGACAACGATCGAGGTGCAGTCCATCGACGGCATCGTCGCGAACCAGAATGTCACGGGGTTCGGCATCCCGGCCGCGACGACCGTGGTTTCCGCGACGCTGTTCACCCTGAACACGACGGGCGACATTACCAGCGGCTCCCCCGTCATCATCAACCTCGCATCGACCACGGGACTGCTCCCGGGACAGAAAGTGATCGGGTTTGGCATCCCCCCGGTCAGCACGGGGATCTTTGCCCAAACCACGATCATCGTCTCCGTGGACAGCCCGACGCAGGTGACGATAAGCACCAACGCCGACCACACCATCATCGCCGCCGCGATCACCTTCTCGGGCGGCTCCGTCCTCCTCAACAACGCGGCCACGACGACGGTGAACTTCAACCTCCTGACGTTCTCCAGCCTCGGCGTGACGCTGAGCCAGCCGGCCGGGGCCACGGCGAACGGCGTCTCGATCACGGTCAACACGCTCACCGTCAACCTCTCGGCGGTGTCCCTCAATGCCGCCCCTATAAACGTCCCGGTCACGTTCACCGGAGCGACGATCACGCTCTCCCAGGCGGCGACCGGCTCGGTCGCCAACACCAGTCTGACGATTGCCGGCGGCACCCGGGCCGCGCCGCTGTGGGGGGCCGGGGACTGCGACCGCAACCCGCTGCTCTCCACCCCACTCGGCGTCATGCAGATGAACGGACGGGCTTACTTCGCGGACGGGCTCGACGGCATCCCGTTCTCCGACAGCGGCCTCCCCTGCCGGCGCTCGAACCAGCCCGACGTGCAGGCGCTGACGACCAACGACGGGACGGCGGTGACGATCGTCGCACCCCTGGAACTCTCGGCTCCGATCACCGGCGGCATCGTCCAGGCGGCGATCGCCTTCTCGGGCGACGGAGCGATGCGCCAGATCACCGGCGACATGGCGACGAGTGACCTCAAGATGAACCTCCTGCCGATCGCGACGGGTTCGCTGGCCCCGCTCTCGGTCATCCCGTGCAGCCTCGGCACCGGCTTTGTCTCGCCGCAGGGTCTGCGCTTCGTGCGCCCCGACGGCTCGGTGACGGACCCCATCGGCGTCGACGGGCAGGGCGTGACGCATCCGTTCCAGTACGCGATCTTCCCCTCGCGCATCTGCGCCGAGGCCAATGTCGCGGTGCTGCGAATTACGGTTCAGCACGGTTCCGAGCCGGGCCAGCCGTTTCAAGAGTTCTGGTTCGACCTCAGCCGCAAGACCTGGTCGGGGCCGCACAGCTTCCCCGCGCGCCTCATCCAGCATTGGCGCGCGAGCTTCATCATGGCCCCGATCGGCGTC